ATACGCGATACTTACCGTTGATAGTACCAGCAAAGGTGTTGCCAGTGTCATCAACACTCAGGTTAGCGTTCAGGGCAGGAGTGTAATCCAGGATGCCAGCCATCGTCAGAGCCGAAGCGACATCAGCGGAGCACATTACGATATTGCCCTTTCCTCTACGAGTTCTTTGTGCGATCTGGTTAGCATCGCGCTCGATTTGGAACAGCAGACCTTTGAACTTCTCAACCGACCAACGACCGTTGGAGTCAACGTCCAGGTTGAACTCACCAGCGGTGGCGGTGTTGAGGGTAGCACCCTGCTCAGCAATCTTGTAGATGGTACGGATAACTTCGCGGTTGATCTCAGCCAGAATCTCAGTGGAGAGAATGTTGGCGAGTTCAGCCTCAGCATTCAGACCGTGGATTGCTTTCAGGTCCTGAGCAAGCTCAAGGCTGTACTCAGCTTTCAGCGCACGGGACTTAGCAGTTACGGTGACCTTCTCGATCGAGAATGCCATCTCGTTGAAGGCATCTGAGCCAGTGCCATCAAGAGCTTCAGCATCACCAGTGTTCATACCTTGTCCAACGGTGTAACCGAGGGAAGAGGCAGAACCAACTGGGTTAAGGACCGAAGGATTAGTACCAGTCTGTGAAGTAGTACCCAGACCAGCAACGTTATCGGTGCCAGTCAGATCGAATCCGTGATCCTGACCAGAGAAGGCAGTATCGGCTTCATCGAAGAAGGCTTCGGTGCCACCTTGACCAGGAGTGCCAGGACCAGCATAGCGGGAGCGCATTGCGAAGATCAGTCCAGTAGGACCGCTCATCGGTTGTACACCAGCCAGGTCATAAGCAACCAGGTTAGGCATTGAACGTCTGATCAGGGAGATCAGAACGGGGTCGAAACCAGCAGTAGGACCAGCAGCGGTGGAGTCAGCACCGAAAGCGCCAGAGGCACCAGCGGCGTTACCACTATTGGTCGGAGATTCCATCAGGTTAAAACCTGACTGGAATGCGGTTTCCTCTCTAAGGAATCTTTCTTGGTTTTCCAGCAGAACAGCGGTTACTGCTCTACGATGGGAATCGGAGATACCTCCGTCGTGGTCGAGAAGCGGCTTCCACTTTTCAACCAGATGCTCTGATTGGAACATTTGCTTAATGGGTTAGTGTTTGCTTTTAATGAAAATTTCAGTTCTTGCTTGCTGCGTCCAGGAACTTAAGGTAGGTAGACATAGTGCCGCCGACTTCAGCGCCAGCATTATCTACACCTTCTGAGAGTGACTCAGCCTTAGCGGATTGAGAGATAGTTTTGCTGGTGAAGTATGACTCCTTCAGCGTTTCCAGTTTCTCTCTATACAATTCTTCACTTTCAAACTCTACGCCTTCTGCAAGGGAAGCGAGCTTCTCTTTCTGAGTGGCAGCAAGGCCCTCAGAAACTTGATCCAGAATCCCATCAGCAACCGACTCTGCGAGACGCTTGTTGAGGTTGATATTCTTGTCGATCTGCTCGTTGAGTTTAGTCTCCATGTCATCTAACTTCTCGACCATATTGGCGAGAACATCATATTTATCTTCAGGGATGGTTACATAATGCTCTTCAAAAAGACCCTTCATTCCAGCAAGGAATGATTCGGTCATTTCGGTCTTAAGACCGTTTTCAACAGCAAGTTGATTCTCTTGGAGCCATTCGTCAGCAACGTACTCCAGGTAGGAATCAACACGCTCGATCAATTCGCCTTTCATCGAATCGATCTCTTCATTAATACGCTCTTCGTACTGTGCCTCAAGAGCCTCTTGGATCTCGGCAACTTTAGCAGTCAGAGCAGCTTCAAAGATGGTCTTTGCCTTTTCTCTGAACTCTTCGGAAAGCTCTTCGCCGCTCAGCAGAGCATTAACGTCTTCTTCAACGTCATACTCTACGGTTTCCTCTTCGACAACTTCCTCTTCTTCGGTATCGTCTTCTTCGGAAACAAACTCTTGATCGTCTTCGAGCATTTCCTCCTCCTCTTCTTTCATACCTTTTGGCATCGGATCAGCCTTCTTAGCGCCGCGAGTTACTACGTCAGCAACGGTCTTGAGACTTGGTTCTCTCAGTTTTGCCGAGTCATTGTCGGGTTTATAGTTCTCAGGGGTAGGACCACCGAGATCATCTACTGAAGCGAGTTGAGTACCTGGGTCTGCCATCTTGGGCATTGGATCACCCGCTTTAGCACCACGAGTGACTTGATCAGATACTTTCTGTGTCTTAGTTTCCATTTCTTGTAAGCGTCCAAGCGACATTTGAAGTTTCTCCGATTAATCGTTGCTTAATCTATATTTATTTATTAAATTAAAGATTTGAGAGGAAATCGTTAAACAAATCTAATTTCTTCTCATCAAGTTGTTTTTGGGTTACCAGAGTATTGATCTGTGCATATGTCTTGCGAGCAATTGCTTCTCTCAGAACACCGCCATCCCATACCCATTCTTTACCTTCCATAATACCTTCGACGAAAGCATCAGGAGCAGAAGGATCTGCTACAATATCAGCAGCAGTGGCAAGCATAAAGTCGTCGCCAACAACGTTGACTCCTTCTCTTGTCATCTTGAGAGAACCAATACCGCGAGAAGAAACTCCCAGTTTTACTCCCTCATCAATCAGACTCTGAGCAATCTTGCCCATAGGAGTGCTGAGGATTTTTGCCTTGCCAATGAAGTTAGAACCGCTCTCTCTCAGAGAAACAATTTTGTGTGAAACTCTATCAAGATTTACGGTAGGTCCTTCTGGGTGACCAAGTTCGCCAAGAGCACGACCACTAACAATGTGGTTCTCGTTATATCGAGCAACCTCACGTCTCAGAGTCTCCATCGGGTACATACGACCATTGCGGTTTCTGATGTCCCCTTGAAGGAAAACGCCCTCAATATACAGAGACTTCTTGCCGTTCTTTTGTTCGACAATAACGTCTACTGATTCGATTTCTTCTCTGATAAGTTTCATTTTCTTAGTGTGTGAATCCTACTTTGCTGAACTTCACGTTGGCATCGCCAGCCCATAAAACATCGCTATAGTCTTTTTCAATGTATTCAACTGCTCCATCACCAACGGTGATAGAACCATAACCAACAATGTCACTTCTATTAGTTGATACGGCAACAAAGGTGGAAGTACCTGCACCGTTATAGACTCTTACAAGTCTTGCTTCGGATACGGAAGTACCATTACCAACAGTTGTTGGTGCAGCAATTTCCTTACCGACCATTCTGGTAATGTTACTCATTCCTCTTCCTCTGTTTCGTCAGAAATTTCTTCTTCAACTTCATCATCCTCACCAAACATAGAGTTGGCAATGACTGGTTTCAAAGCTTCAATTCTCTCTGCGGATTTTGCAAATAGAACATCTTTGATTTGATCACTGATTTGCGACGGGGATTCCGCCGAAATCATAAGGTCCATAAGATCATCCATCAGAAATCAATACAAATGACTACTTTTATTTATAATTAAATGATTCCCCCAGTTGGTGCCTCGGTTGCTTTACCTTGTTTTTCCATATCTGGTTCAGTAACTGGTGCTCCTAAATCCATACCTGCTGCTGATGGTGCTGCTTCTGCAGCTGCTGCAGGTGGTTGTTGTCCAAGACCATCGACTGCCATTTCCATTTCATATGGGTCAGCAATGATGCCTTGCTTAATTTCCTTCTGGATGATATCATCCTGTTCGATCATTTCGTCATCACTCTGACGCAGAATCTTGCGGCGGACATAATCTTGTGAGAAGTATTTGCCAACATAAGGTTCAGCAATCTGTACAAGATTCAGTCTCTCTTGCATCAACTCTGCTTCTTTGAGTTCAGAGAAGTGATTGTCATACAGGAAATCAAATTGAATATGCTCAGACATTTTTTCCCAGTCTTCTGGGGTGACAATGTTCTTGAGCAGCAGTTGTGTTCTCAGCATATCCAAGAACATATTACTAAAACGCTTACGAAGTCTACCTACAAACTTACTAAACTTCAGTTCGTCTCTGAGAATTTCTGAAGATCTGCCAAGGTTAAATCCTCCATCACCCTCCAGTCTAGAAACAGGAACGTTCAGTGCTCTGTAGAGTTTCTTCTTAAAGTATTCGATATCTGTGATCTCGCCCAGATTTTGCCCGCCAGGTAGGGTAGAAATCTCTGTGCCGCGCCCTCCCTCACGGCGAGGAAGCCAGAAGTCTTCCAACATAGACATAAATTTCTTTTCATCTCTCATCTCACCCGTGTTAGCATCATATACTAATTTGTTGCGATAACGACCCATTACATCACGCAGATACTGTTCTGCTTTTTGCTTAGGTAAGTTACCAACATCAATGTAGAAAATTCTACGCTCTGGTGCGCGAGAGATACGATAGATCACCAGAGAATCTTCAATCATCCGAAGTTGATTGAGTGCTTTAATTGCTTTGTGAAGATATGAAAGTGTCGTTCCTTTATTACGATCGACAAGACCAGAGGTGCAATATGCGATAGAATCTTTAGTAAATTTAATTGATTTACTTTGACCCTGAGGACCATTAGGAACTCCAGGGTTCTGATTTATCTTTGAAGTGTAAACAAAATATTCTTCAATGGGTGGGAAAGCATTTGCAAGCTCAGTGTTTTGTTGAAGATTTGCTCTTAATCTATCTTCTTTTGGCACAACAGCGTGTCTTACAAAGCGCATTTTCATTGCATCAATGTAGCGAAGTTCCTGAATACCCTCCTCAGGACGCTTCATATCAATTACTTTGTGATAGTATAATCTACCATCAACATACCAATTACGATAGATCTCGTGTGCTTTCTTATCAAAATCTAAAAGATCTTTGATATTTTTGAACTCTTCTCTGATTTTTTTCTTAATACCTTCAGAAGCATTTAAGTTTGACAGTTCAATTTCAACAGGACTATCATTAGTATCAGTAACAATTGCCTCGTGAATGATATCTTCAATGGCACTATCACATTCTGGATGCAGTGACATCTCACGATAACGTTTGATTAAGTCAAACTCAGTTTTGTAAACACCCTCCAGGTCAATATACGAACCAAAAAACCCGCTGGTCAGATAGTTGTCATTCCCGTCCTCCTGAGTAGGAGGAACGGGTGACATAACCGACTTTGCGGGTTCTTCGTTTGGTTGAATTGAAAAACCAAATAATTTAGCCATTATTCAAAATGAAGGACTGTCAATCTATTTATTTAAGATTATTTCAGTGCTCCAGGACCACCCTCAATTTCGTACCACTGAACTTGCAGTTCTACGGTAAACTCTTCAATGGTATCTGTGGTATCGTAGCTCAGGTCGATTGCTGAGATGTTGGTCGGGAAAACGTCATAGAACTTGTATGCTCTCAGAACATTTCCTTTTGTTCCAGCACCAGCAACTCCAGAACCTGCGTTAGGAACAGCATTTGTGGTTTCTCTTCCAGTACCGCCTCTACCCAGTTGGTATACAAAAGCATCTCTCATATAAGCAGCTGGGTTGGTAGCACCAGTGTAGTTGGAGAGTTTGCCCATACCGTTCATCCACTGCTCCATAGCGTGACGAATCTTGAAGTCTTCGTCGTTGATAACAGTGATAGACCAGGTATCAAAGGTTCTGTCTCCAGCAACCTTCAGAGTACGACCTCTGAAAGGAACATCAATAGCAGCAATATTTGAAGCTGGCAGGTTTGCAGCTTTGCAGAGGAAAGTGAGATCCTTAATGGTCTCACTATCCTTTCCTACATACGCTGGGAATTCTGGAATCTGGACCTCAAACAGATTGGGTCTTGCGCCACCACCTTTAAGCACAGACTTAAAGTTTGAAATAGTCTTGATCGTTGGTGATTCAGCCATCGTTCTTTAATCTCCTGTAAGTATTTAATAAAGGATCAAACTCTGCCAGCGACTTCTTCAAAGTCAACGCCAGTTCTGGTAGCAACGAACGTCAGGGTGACGTAGTTGATCGACTTGGTTGGCTTCAGGAAGATGTCAGCTCTGAATTCATTATTATCAATAACATCTGGAGTGTTGTTGGTCTCATCACAGATTACCAGGAAGTCATAGAGACCACGCTTGGCTTGAACATCGCGGAGATAAGGTTCAACAATGTTGATGAAGTTTGCTCTGGTGATTTCATCGTTGAGTTCAAACAGTTGAGCCTCAGCAGCACCTTGCAGTGCTTGCTCAACAGTAAGGAACAGACGACGAACGTTGATTCTGTCGAAGGCAGAAGCATATCCGAGAGCAGTCTTATCACCGAAGAGCAGGCAACCAAGACCAGGAGTGAATACAACTGGGTTGATTCTTGCTTCGTACAGTTGATCTCTCTGTGCTTGCTGTGGGTTGTATGCCAGTTTTACAGCATTGTTCAGGATTCCTCTCTGCTGTCCAGCAGGTGAGAACCAAGGATAAGCGTTGAGAGCAGTTCTAACACACAGACCAGCAACGTCACCGTTTGTTGGAATGTATCTGAACTCGTTGTTAAATCTATCAAAGGTGTACTTATAACCAGAATCAAAGATTGCGTATGAAGTTGACGGAATGCCGTTGAAATACTTCAGCAGGTTATTGGTTTGAGTATCTGAATCGCTCAGACCAACCAGACCAGATCTGTAAGGTCCAATAACAGCAACACAATCTTTTCTCTCATTGGCAATGGAGATCAGTCTTCCTGCTTTTGCTTGAGACTGTTCGACGCCATTGAGACCAGGACCCATAATCAGGAAGTCAACTGCCTCATCCTTTGATCTGAACAGGTTGTAGGAAGTGATCAGATCTCCCAGGGTTGCAGCGTGACCGCCATTTGCCTGATAGTCAGATCCACCAGTCAGCGGGAATGTTCTGTTACCGATGGCACTGAAGATTACGCCCTGTGCATCTTGACCCCAAAGTCCGAGACCAAATGAGGTTGTAGCAGCAGAAACAATAGGAGTGAAGTCAGTGGTAAATCCAACAGAAGTTGGTCTGATTGCCCACTGTGAATCTTCTTGAGCAGATGGGTTGTGACCAGCAAAGACGTAAGAGGAGAAGTCTGCCAGATAGTCTCTATAGTAGATTCTAGTAGGAGCATTAGCAGAGCTTACAGCATCAGCAGCCTTGGACAGTGATGTGTGAACTTCAAGAACGTTTGCTTGAATACCAGTGATCTTACCATTATCATCAACAACAGCAATGTTGATGCCATCTCCAGAACCATTTCTGTCGAGAGAATATGCGTTAGATACTGGTTTTGGAGCCAGGGACTTCCAGTAGATAGTACCATTGTCCAGACCCAGAGTTTGCTGATCGTACCAGTCAACAGCAGTTGTTACAGCAAAACCAGTAGCACTTACGTTTCCACCTTCGTTGTCAACAACATAAACGTTGTCTCCAGCATTGAAAGCAGCAACTGTGCTTTGCTTCTGATAGGTGATCTTAGTCTCTGTAGTACCAGAACCAACAGTTTCTACGCGAGAAACAACCTTAACGTCAATGGTGCTGTTTCCACCAGAGGAATCAGTCTTAATACCAGTGATGATACCTTTCAGGTAACCAGTAAACTGACTTGTAGCAGAAACACCAAATCCAGTTGTTGCTGGGAGAGTTGTGTCTGAAAGACCCAGGGTAACACCGAAACCAACTGTGATGCCGAAACCAGCAACGTCAGTTGTCTTAATGCCGAGAGTCTGGTCAGCAAGATCGTCAATGAAGCAAACCTTTAGACCTTCTGCCCATCTACCAGGGTTTTGTGCGGCAAAGAACCAACCAGAATCGGTTCCATAATTCAGTTTGTAATCGTCGTAATTCTTGATGTAGAGTGAAGTATCGCTAGCAACTCCTACACCAGCATTAGCATTGTTGAGTGAACCGCCACCTGTGCGGACCACTTTGATGATGCCGCCATACGTTAAGTATGAAGCAGCTGACATCCAATATTCGTATTGGGCATCTGTACCAATTGGCTTACCGAACTTTTTGATAAGTTCTTGCTCGGTCTCGATAATGATCGGTTCATCTACGGGACCTTGGGTAAATGGTCCAGCAATTGCTCCAATATTATCAAGTACGTTTTCAGCTCTACCAACGGTAAGATCAACTTCTCTGACTAATACGCCAGGAGACAAAAGCTGTACTGCCATTAGTTTCTCCTACTGATCTCATTTGTCTAAAAATATTTATAAAATGCTTTTGTTTCAAATGAGGAAACAGTGCATGAACAACTACCAGTCAGGATATTCCCACCTATCAAACACTCTGGTTGTCATTCTACTTACAGTAACTCTCTTTATAGTGCATTCTTTGCACTCATATGAGTATGAAGATGGTTGATATTTATTTTTCCGTATTCTATAGAATCCATCGATAAGGTTTTTGGTGATTCCACAAACTCTACACTCCCTATCAGTCAAATATAAATGTTCTATCTGAAACTGTTCTTCTATTTCCATCAGAGATAGTCCCACATATATGATTTATCACCATATTCATCAACATACCATCTGTCACCGTCTTTATCCACAAAACTATGGTCATCATCAACACCATTAGTCATAAATCCAAACGGTGCCATATCTTGTTCAATCTGATTTTTTTGTTCTTCATATAATCTCTTTCTAACGTCCTGGTCCGTTAGCTCTTTAAAGTAATCTTTCAGAACTAACCAAGCATAGATGACAAGACACATTGCTAGGTCATCATTACATCCATCCTCAGCCTCAAATGAATTGTGTTTCTGAATGAATGTTGTTAATTCTGAAATAATCTCATAGTCATTGAAGATTAGTTTGTCCTCCTCAATCAGAGTCTTTAAGTTCAAACATCCTTCTTTCTTTACAGTCTTTGACATCTTGACGCCAAGTTGAGTTTTCTTTCCAGAGAAACCCTGTCCAACAATTTGACCTGCTCTACCTCTCATAGAACACATCAAAAGATTTTGATACTCAAGATCATATTGTAGAATTGAAGCTACCTGATCACCAATGTCGTTGACTTCACACAACACATATGCATTATTGTATGCTTTTACTGCATCGTGAATGATGCTAGGAAATAGCATAGGTTTGATCTCATTGTTCCTATATTTTGCTACAACCCTGTGTGGATATTCACTGATATCGATAACGACAAAAGCAGAGTAATCATTACCAACTCCTCTTGCTACGTCAACCGTACAAACATAATCGTGGTTTGGTTTTGGTTCTTCATAAACATACAATCCAGCATTCTGTTTGATTGGATCTGCGAATACAAGAGTTCTGAGTTTACTAGGTGCAATGAGAGTATCAACAGATCCTAAGAATTCGCATTCAAACTCAACTTTAAACTGTTGTTCTGAAGTGTTTGCAATAGTCTGACGTTTCCATTCAGAGTCTCTTCCAGGGACTTCTGACCAGTGAACCTCAGTTGCTACATATTCGTTCTTTCCCCTTTGAGCATCGTGCCAATACCTATAGAAATGGTTCATCCCGTGAGGGGTAGAAACCATAATTACTTTTGTGCTTTTACCAGAAGAAATAGTAGGATAAACAGATGCAAAGAATTGGTCCGCAATATGGTTTGGAATAAATGCGAACTCGTCGAGGAAGATGACATTATAGGAACCGCCTCGGACAGCAGACGCAGATGTAGAAGCTGCCAATATCTTACTGCCATTTTCTAACTCCATTGAACCTTTGTTATACACAACGATACCTTGTTGCATCCATTGTGGTAACTTTTCGTATGCAAATTGTAATCTTCCGAGAAGATCACGCGCAGTTGATGCTTTGTTTGCTAGGATAGCAATGTTAACGTTATCGTTAAAAATAGCGTAATGTAAAAGGTAAGATACGCAAGTCGTTGACTTACCAGTCTGCCTTGGCATCTTGCAGATGTTGAATCTGTTTTCATGGAAATTCCTTACCAACTTTTCTTGGAACGGATACATTCTAAATGGAACTTCGCCTTCATCAAGAGAAACAATCTTGACGTAATTTTTGGCAAAGTAAACTGGATCTTTCTTACAGTTCAAAAACTCTTGAATTTGATCAGCAGTAAACTCAACCTGTACGTTTGCTCTCTTTAGGTTGGGATTACCAAGATATACTGTATCTGACATAATTCAATCATCATTCTTGAAGAAGTTCATAATGGCACTAATTGCCGAGTGAAAAGCAACATACAAAAAGAAAGTGTCTGATGCAGAATCTCTTTGCTTTTTTCTCTTATGGACAGATTGTGCCATAATAAACCTCAGAGTTATATTATCTATTTAACAATCATTAAAAACGCTTCCAACTTGACTGCCAATTTCAGATCCTGCTTTCTGTCCCAAAAGCAATGCCCAACCACCTGCTAACCAACCAACGTAGGGGATGCCAGAAAGAGCAGGAACAGCAACTCCAGCAGCAATAGCACTACCCGCCATTGCACCTTGACTCCGTGCTCCAGCGTCCGCCACGATGCACTCTATGTCTTTTGCAGACTTTCCCTCCTCATCAGTTGCACCTCCAATATTGCGAGTGCCTTCCCTGGTGAATTGATCACGACGATGCTCTCTTCTCTTAACATCGCCACCACCAAACAATCCACCCTTCTGTTGATCCGTCTGCAAAGACCTTTCAGACTCTAGAATCTTAGGATCATCTGAACGATATTCGATAGTATATCCATCCTTACCAGCTTTGATTTTGTATGATGAATATGGACCGTAAGGGATGTTAATTGTGGGTGGTTCGTGTAGTTTTTGCTCATTGCCACGCAGAACATAACCAAGAAGACCAATGTGAGAAATACCAATCAACACACCCAATGCCAACACAGTTGTCTTTATTGGCGATCTTTGCTTTGTTGGCGTTTCCGTTGGCGTTTCTGGTTTCTTGGTTGTCATTTTTAGAATGGGAGAGCGGGACCTGTCGTAGTAGGCATAGCAGGACCAGTGACTTCTGGCATCTTAGGCATAGCACCATTGATCATACCAGGAAGTGCCTCTGTTACTGCTTCAGTGACTGCTTTAGTTACTTTTTCTTTTGCACCTTCTACCAGAGCATCTTTATTTAAGAGCACATATCCACTTCCCCCAATAAGAGCAAGGGATGTAAGACCTGACAGCAGTGCAATTACGTTAATGAGTTTTTGCATTTAATACCTCTTAATACCTTTTGTACCTGTCGGGAAGGTTGATTCCATTGCCCAACATAATAGTAGTGTAAAACCAAAGACAAATATTGTGCTAATCATACTAAAGTGCCGTGTTGTCTGCGGATTTCACGCAACTCTTCAAAGTCTTTTTGCTTAGTGCCACCATCGTATGCCCAGGCATATCCTTCGGTAATCATCATTTCGTTGAGAGAGACTTCTGCGTCCCCGATGTATAACCATCCGAGGAGTCTGCCATATTTACCAACACCCCCAACCAACTCAGTCCTAATAATGAGATCATCATCACCAGCAATCGCACCTTCGAGTTTCTCTTTGAGCCAGTCGGTTGCGTCATATCCGAGTGCTTTTTCTTCATCATCTTTTGTTCTCTTTTCGGGGGTGTCAACACCAGCAACTCTAACTCTTTCTTTTTTATAAAGATCAAAACCGAGATCAATCGTGACATCGATAGTGTCTCCGTCGAGCACTCTATCTATGCTGGTCACTCGGAAGTTGTAACAACTCTTCCGACTTGGTGGTGTCATCGCTCCCATCTTCTAGTTCCTTATATGCTAGCTTTAATATATATGCGATACAATATGCTACGAATAATAATCCGCAGGATAATAGTATAATTACAGACCAAACAACTTCCATTTACTTGTCCTTTAGAAGATTTTCTATTCTCCTTCTCATATCTTCTGTTTCTTTTCTATCCCTCTCACAATGCCTATATCCACGATGACCTCTTATGATCATCGTTCCTTGATAAAACATTGTGACGCCAAAGATGAACAGTAATACTGCTCCTATTATGTTTAACGTGTTACCATCCATACGCCGTGAGCATAAAAGATTAGTAATACAGTACCAATAGACGCACTAATGATTGATGCATTTCTATTGTGTTGTCTCATTGCCTTTTCAATGGCACGATCAATCATCTGTTGTGCTTCTTTTCTAGAAACGTAGTCTTTGTTATTCTGGAAAATCATCACCAAGCTCCGTTAAACGGTTTTCCCAAGTTACTCCACCTTCCATTCCTCTGCAAGGATTGATGCAGGTATCATCACCAAATTTGTTACAGACTAGTCCTGCCAGATCTAATTCGTTTCCAGGTTTTCCAGTTCCAGACCAGTAATGTTGTCCATTCAACCAAAGTGCTCTACATTTAGGACATTCCTTTCTATCTACTGATAGATCAGATAGTTCTCTAGTCATTCTTGTACTCCTTAAGGAACTTTTCAAAGTCGGCTGTATCTCTGATCAGTTGCCTTTTGAGTCTCCATCCCATCCACTTCATCTGTACTCTTACAAACGCATAACGAACTTGTAAGTCTGCATAAGCAAACAGACGCATAGTCTCTTCATATCCTGCATATGCTACAAGGATAAGAACAAATACTACAATAAAATAGGCACCGTACATATGCGAGTATCAACCTGATACATCATACATCTATTTAGAAAAAACAGTGTATCTTTATGTTACAATGTCTTGAAAAAAATATGAAGTTATGCTAAATAAAAGGTTTTCTTTATACTTTAATAAAGTTTTAATTATCTCTGTTCAATCCAGTTAAGTACCGCAAGTGCTGCTTTGTTGGTATTAGGAGAAGCACAGGCAAGGGTGTAAGTGTCGCTGATTGTACCAATACCAGATCTTCCAATTTGTAGTGCTGCTTTATCATCAACATTAACCAGAGAGGCACCACCAGAAATCGTAAATCCTGAAAGAAGTGCTTGGCCTCCAGTGAGTGCGGTTGCTGTAGTGTCATATTGCATAAAGGAGTTTGGATCTGGATGATCTGTCCAACTCGCACCAGTCAAAGTTGAGTTCTCGTAAAGTCTCCAATAGACATTCGTGTTATCGTTCGTTACTGCCTGC